ATTTTCACATTGGTACGAATAAAGGACTAGTTAAGAGACTCAAGTTTACTAAAACCGATCAACCATACATGAGGGAGGCTCGGTATTTCAGTCAAGGATATGACGGATTCTCCCAGCTTAGGGAGCCCTATAAGGTCGACGTTGAAATGTATGGCAACGCACGCATCTTCCCGGGTATGACGGTGTACCTCGATCCTAGTGGATTGGGATATTCTCTTGGCTCTCCTGCAAACGATGGTGATATGGCATGGCAATTGGGCTTGGGAGGATACCACATGGTAATCAACGCACAGCATACTATAGCTAACGGCGAGTTCTCAACAAGAGTAAACTGTGTTTGGGTGCTCAGAGGTTCTGAGGGTGGCGAAACCACCTCCACTGACGGCGCCGATACACCGGCCAGAAATACGACTAACTGCGAACCTCTTAACAACTATGGGCCACCGAGTGGTTACGATCCAAATGCAGAATCTTGATCAATAATTAAGACCAGAGATATATAATAGTATGAAACTAACAGATCCAGCAAATTTTAAAGGCACCAATAAGCTTTCTGCAATGACCTCCTACTACTATAGGCTCTTGTATACTGTTGTGCACGAACCCGGCGCAAAGTACAAGGGAAATATAAGCAAAAACGTGCACGATTTCGAACGTGGCGAACGGATGCTGTATGGTCGTGTCTTAAACAGAACATGGGTGCCCATTGTGCTCAAAGAACGCAACTTGCAAGCTCCAAAAAACCAAAGCGGGCCCCAACTTGTAAGAGTTTTTTCATTTGTAGCAGACGCCTTCAACGACTTTATGGATGCATTTGATACAGCGCAGTTTAAAAATCAAATTAGCGCAGACGCCGGCTGGTTAAATTCGCCGCGCCCCAAACGCGGCCACAGGTCAGCAACGCGGTTATACAGGAACTATCGCGAGGCATCCTTCGCCGCTTTTATGGATCATCTAGACAACAACAAGTTGCATTCAAAAATTCATGATTTTGATAGCTTCTATCTGCAATTTCACAATTATTTTAAAATGTTTTGCCGCGCCCTCCCCTTTACTTTTGAAGCCTTCATCAGAAGCGGGTTCTGTGACTTAAGTATTACAGGACTAGCAATTGATTTAGCTGATTTCAACGCTAGCGACGATCAAATAAAAGTAAACGAGTGCTATGGAAGCCCAAACTGGAATTTCTATCAAAATGCTGCAATGCAGTTTGGGTTCAGAATCGATAAGCATTGTCCGTGGAGGATCGTAGCGGACCTCAACTCCCCAGCCATGCAAAAGTACTTGGTGAACAGGGGATTCAAGAATGCAAGTAGGGTGATCCGCGGCGGTTACGAACCAGCCTATTTGCTAGGGTATAATGCTTTCAAGGGCATGATTACTGAGTACTACAATACATATGTCGCTCGCCGCCCTGCCGTTATTGGTCCGAAAAGGAACGGCTTGGGGGATTACGTGAGCCATAGAACCCAGCGTTACAGGGTTGATATGTTTGACTTGATAGCTGACCATGGAGAAGAATACTTTTTAGAAAAATATGTAACCTTTAGAAGTATGGAAGAGGACGAAGCTTTTACACCGCAAAGAATCTCCAATATCACAGAGCGAGCAATGGAACTTGCCAACGTAAAGGGCATGGAAAGGGCCCTAAGATATATTAACGAAGATGCCTGCAAGACGACTAGAAGAGCAGGCTCTTACGCATTCAATCATCATAGAAGAACCACACGCGATGAAGAAGAGAAGAGGAAAGCAGACGCTCCATCCCCGGGCACTCTGAGGCATTGAACCCCAAAAGTGCGATCCTTCAAATTTTACCGCCGCCAAATTTTTGAGATTTTTTATTTTTTCAAAAAAAACTTGCAAGTTTAGTCTTAATCGGTTATTATATTATTCAAGAGGTGAAATTGCTTTTCCAAACGTTAGATAATAAAGACCACTGTATTGGCTTCTACTCAGAGGGTACCTTAGAATATGAGGAGCTTCCCGCGGCCCTATCACGCACATGGTCTTATGCCCCCTATCTTGAAGATCGTGAGATCGAGTACGCTAGCCTGTACGGAGAGCAAAACATATCAGAGATGTGCCCAGAACACCTAAAAGAAGAATGGGAGGAAATTTCCAGCCGATTGAGGGCGTATTATAAATCCTTTGGTGCAGCCAAGATCTGCATGCATGAGAATTGCTTCTTCGATCTAGTACCAGAAAGATACCTTGTTGACTTATGCGAGGTCAAAAACAAGATCACGCAGTATGTTTTCGATAACTACGAAAAACCAGAAAATTATCGTCACATGCTAGAAGTCATGAAAATGGTGCATGAAATTAGCCACCAAAAACTAAATCTGAATCCTGACAGTCTTAAGTCAAAAAGAGCCAATCTGCAGGCTAGAAATTTTTTGAAGAAAACACGAAAAAATCAACCATACTGTAAATACATTGTTAATGGTACCAAAACCGGCCGACTCACTACAATGCCGAATAGTTTTCCTATTCTAACAATGAAAAAGGAGTTTCGTGCGATCTTGGAGCCGCAAAACGATTGGTTTGTAGAGTTAGATTTTAATGCGGCAGAATTGAGGGTGTTACTATCCCTAGCAGGCAAGGACCAGCCAGAGATTGATATCCACAACTGGAATATCCAGAATATATTCTCTGAAGTACAAACTAGAGCAGAAGCCAAGAAGCGCGCCTTTGCTTGGCTGTACAATCCAGATTCAGAAGATCAGATGCTGAACAAGCATTATGACCGTGATATAGTGTTGGGTCAATACTGGGACGGCGAAAATGTAGAAACCCTATATAATAGAAAGATCCCGGCAGATCGTTTCCATGCATTGAACTACATCGTTCAAAGTACATGTGCAGACATGGTACTGGAGCAGGCATACAAGATTAGGCGTTTACTGGCCCACAAACGCTCTACAATCGCTCTTATTGTTCACGACAGTGTGGTGATTGATTTGGCGGACGAAGACCGTCAGGAGCTATTGGGGCTCGTTAAAACGTTTTCTTCTACAAGGCTTGGAAAATTTGTGGTAAACTTGCATGCAGGTAAAAATTACGGTTCTTTAAGGGAGTTAAAAATTCATGGATAAGCTTGTAGGTCTTGGCGCAGCAGGTGTCAACATAGTAAATGAATTTGCAAACTTTCCGCAATATCAATGTTATCGGATTGATAGCGGAATCGAAGGTCTTAAGAAAGACGGATATTATGACATCAGCCCATTTTCTTCAACAGAAGAGTACGAAAAAAACTGTCCTTCTGTCAAGAATTTTCTGAAAAACGTAAAGCCTGAATTTGGATTTGTTTTGGCTGGTTCTGGAAAGATCTCTGGTTTATCCTTGGCTTTGCTAGAACAGGTTCGTGATCGAAAAATTCACATCATGTATATCAAGGGAGGAGAGCGAAGAATGAGCAAAAAGGCACAGGTAACTGAACGCTCCACATTCGGAGTTCTACAAGAGTATGCCAGATCAGGTCTTTTCGAATCATTTAGTGTAATTAGCAACAACACGCTTAAGGACATCTTGGGCAAAACACCGATTATAGGTTATTATGATGCCTTAAATGGCTTGCTAGTTAATACTGTGCACATGGTAAATGTGTTTGAGAACAGTAAACCTATCATGGCAGACTTGTCATCAATCTCAGAGGTTAACCGTATTTGTACTTATGGTTTTTCTAAGTTTGGTGAAAAAGATCAAGAAAATTTGTTTTTTCCACTTGACAACATTCGCCAAAAGAGGTATTATTTTGCTATCAACAAAAAACAATTGGAGGTTGACGGAGATATTAACAACAAAATCGATGAATACTTAAACCAATCCGAAAAAGAAGAAATTGACACTTCTTATGGAATTTACCCTACAAATTATAAAGAAAATTTTGTATACTGTAAAGCGTACACTAATTCAATTCAGGAATATAAATGATGAAAACCTACACCGGAACATTCACTAAAGCAGACGGATCATCGCGCCTAATGCGATTCATTCGTCTTACAGACCTACCAGATACCTTCCTTGCAGAACGCGTGAAGGGGAACGATGTGTCCGAGGCCCGCACTACTGCTCGACAAAAGATGCTAGCAGAGGGCAAAGAGACTGTCTGGGATCTCGATGCAAACAACTTTCGTGTCTTTAATTGGAACACCACTGTAGAGGATGTCGCAGAGGAAGAAATGGAAGACACAAACTTTTTTAAAAATAATACTTGACTTTTATATAAAGCAGTGTTATATTTAATAACAGAGGATCAGAACATTTGCTGATTCTACTATAGCCAAAGTGCAAAAAGGAGCAAAACAATGGCAATTGATATGAAAGCAATGCGCGCAAAACTGAGCGCGCTCAAGAGTGGTGGAGGCAAGAATAACTTCTGGCGTCCACAGGATGGGGATCAGGATATTCGAATCGTGGCCCCCGAAGACGGTGATCCTTTCAAGGATTATTATTTCCACTATAACGTGGGTACTGCTAGCGGATTTTTATGTCCCAAGAAGAACTACGGCGAACAGTGTTCGGTATGTAACTTCGTTCGTGCTTTGTACGACGAGGGTACCGAGGACTCGGTCAAGATGGCCAAGTCCCTGACCGCCCGGCAGCGATTCTTCAGTCCCGTGCTTGTACGTGGTGAAGAGAAGCAAGGAATTCGTATTTGGGGTTATGGAAAGACCGCATATGAAACCCTGCTGACTTTGGTACTCAATCCGGATTATGGCGATATTACGGATATTGATGAGGGTACCGATTTGACGGTTAATTATGGTAAGCCGGCAGGAGCATCCTTCCCGCAGACCAAAATCCAACCTCGCCGAAAGACTAGTAAGTTAGTCGAATCTCAGGACCATGTGGCTGAGCTGATCTCCAACATTCCGCCTATTGATGGGCTCTTTGAAAAGAAGTCTGCGGAAGAAGTTGAGGCGCTCCTAGACGCTTTCCTCTCCGATGATGACGGTGCGGAGGAACGTTCTAGTGAAACTACTCGCTACAACAATACTGAGAAGGAGACTAGTAGTGTTGACGAAGCCTTCGATCAACTTCTAGCCTAACGACGCGGCCCACAGGGAGGCACAGGGTTATCAGGTGCCTCACATTTTTATATAGTTACAAAGAAGACCAGTTCAGGAGTTATTAATGGCAAGAAGAAAAAAAGCCACAGGTGCCGGCAAAATGTCCATTTCCGACATGCGCGCAATTATCAATAAAAAAGCCGGCATGGAAGTCGCACACGATCTGTCAGGGGATAATCCGACAGCAGTTAAAGATTGGATTCCTACTGGCTCAAGGTGGCTGGATTCTATTGTCTGCAAAGGCACAAGGGCAGGCATCCCAGTAGGAAAGGTAACTGAGATCGCCGGCCTTGAGGCTTCTGGTAAGTCGTTCCTTGCAGCCCAAGTGGCGGCAAACGCCCAAAAGATGGGAATTGACACGATTTATTTCGACTCAGAGTCTGCAATTGATCCGGGCTTTCTTGAACGCGCAGGCTGCGATGTCGATAGTCTCTTGTACGTGCAAGCAACCTCAGTTGAGTTCGTGCTAGAGACGATTCAGGATCTCTTAGCAAATAACGAAAACCGTATGCTGTTTATCTGGGATTCTCTGGCCCTAACGCCATCGATCTCAGATGTCGAGGGAGATTTCAATCCTCAATCCTCAATGGCAGTAAAAGCGCGAATTCTTGCAAAGGGTATGAGTAAACTTACAGTTCCAATCGCCAACTCACAAAGCACGTTTTTGGTTCTAAATCAGCTTAAGTCTAATATTACTCGCTCGCCATCAGAAGCCCTTGTTACGCCTTACATGACACCCGGAGGTAAAGCGATGATTTACGCATATTCCCTTCGGATTTGGCTCACTCGCCGCAAGGCTAAGGCTAGCTTCCTTACAGATGAGAAGGGCTTCCGAATCGGCTCAGAGGTAAAAGTAAAGTTGGAGAAATCCCGATTTGGTACCCAAGGTCGTCAATGCAACTTTAAAATTCTCTGGGGCGCCGACGCTGTTGGAGTACAGGATCGGGAATCTTGGTTTGAAGCCATTAAGGGTTCAGATCACATTAAGCAGTCTGGTGCGTGGTATACTCTAGTATATGACAATGGAAGCGAGGAAAGATTTCAGGCATCCAAATGGGTCAAGAAGCTTGAGGACAAGAAGTTCCTTGCAAGGGTCGAACAAATTATGGACATTGAAGTTGTTCAGAAATTTGATAAAAGAGAAGGATCGGCCGATGAATTCTATGGTGGCACCGATGAATAAGAAAAGTTTAATTCTTTTTAAAAAAGAGCTTGACTAATTACTCAATAGATGGTATATTAATAATATAAGGAGAAACGTTATGAAAACAAACATTCTATTAGCCCTTGTGGCACTAGCGAGCACAGGCTGTTTCTCAGCGCATGCTCACGTAACACCGTCAGTTGTGTTTGCCCCACCACCAGTTCAACCGGCTGTGGTGATCACCCCCGGATCCGTGTCGATCCAGTGGCATTATGTCTATGTCAATACTTCATGGGTTCGCCGTTCTGGACCGCCCCCGCGCGGCACAGTGTATCACGCACACCCCCGGCATCGCAACTCGGTAATTGTCCATCGTGGCACTACCACTCGCCGCCCCCACCAAAGCCACCGCGCACCAACGCGCACCAAGCGTGGCACTACCACTCGCCGATCTACTCGATAACCCCCAAGAGGTGTATATGCGCTCAATCGCAGCTATTTTCACGACCGCTTTTCTTTTCACTGGCTGTACATGGGAGGCGGGAGGAACTATCAAGCCCGGGTATTCGAATGGGCACGATTCGTATGTTGTAGAGTCCAGCCCCAGTCAGTCTGGGTACGGTGCACCAATGGTGATCGATACTCACGCTGAGTGTTGGCTCGATCCTCATAAGGGTTATTATGTTTGGTATCACCAAGCAGATGTCGATCACACTAGTGGATACCTTGATATGATCGACGAAGTGTGGGTAGATATCTACGATAACTACGGCCTCGCAGCCAGTTTCCCAATGCGCGATGATATCTGGTTTCAGGAATGGGCATGGCCCGGTTGGGTCGACCCATACTACGGTTTGGATACCGTCGCATACGATGGCGTTTGGATGTACGCCGCAATTGAATCGGGCGCTCTCCGATGTGGTTCAGAAATGAGCTATGAGATCTACACTACTGTTTACGACATTGACGGTGGTTATATTACAACAGTAGATTATCTGTAAATAAGTACTTGACTTGAGCCTCCATGTTTGGTATAATATATCATAACATGGAGGTTTTTAATTATGTACACTCTGTACTCCGACGAAAGCATTGTTTCAACATTTGCAAGTTCAGGCCGGCACCGCCGGTACATTGAGTCAGCAAAACGAGCAGCAGAAGCGTCAGAATTTCCAGATTATCGCCATGGCGCCTTGCTGGTTCGTGGAGGATCAATACTCAACTCTGCATACAATAAGAATAGTCATATAGGCTGGGCAAACCGATTTCGAGCCAAGGCTTGTGGGCATGCCACTCACCATGCAGAGCTAGGGGCAATACTAGGAGTCGACCGCACAAAAACCGCCGGCTCAGATGTATATGTGGTCCGAATAGGCCGAACGGGAGATTTGAAGATGTCAAAACCTTGTCAAATGTGCCAAAGTGTACTTGCACACATGGGAGTAAAGAGGGTATACTATAGCATCAATGAAAAAAATGTAGGATGTATTAAATTATGAATATCGAGAAGGGAGACTTGATCTTCTTTAAACCAGAATATAACGATGAAGCCTTTGCAGATAAAATCGCTTTAGTTGTAAAATTTGACCTTCCATGGTTGACAGTACTGTGCAAAAGTGATATATTTAAAGTGCACTTAAACACTGTAGAAAAATTAACGGAGAACACATGAAGAATTTCGGCTATGCATGCATCAATCAGGGCTTCTCAACACGCCCCAAGTCTAAGCGTATTACTACTAACCGCACCATGATCAAACGCACATTCCACGAACGTGGCATTGTGTACGCTTCAGAGCTAGCACTGCAAAATCTACGCGATCTACGTAAGATTCTAGAGTGGAACCTCGCCAACGATATTTACTTTTATCGCCTATCATCCGACATCATTCCATGGGCTAGCGAGTATGATCTGCAAGATATGCCCAATTACGGAGCCATCCACGCCGCAGCCCTGTCTGCAGGCAACTTTGCGCGCCTCCACAACATGCGGCTTACTTCACATCCCGGCCCCTTTAACAAGCTGGCTTCGCCCAAAGAGCGTGTATATCAACTTACTGCTACAGATTTGACTGTGCATGCTGACTTGTTCGATCTTATCGGCTTGCCTCGCACACCATACGCCAAACTCAACATTCATGTCGGCGCCGCCTACGGCGACAAGCCCTTTGCGCTCGACAACTTTTGTCGTAACTTCGAACGCCTACCAGAATCTGTCCGCTCTCGCCTTACTGTCGAGAATGACGACAAAGCTTCGCTATACTCTACCAGAGAGTTATATGACGGTGTATATAAGCGCATCGGCATTCCTATCGTATTCGATTATCACCATCATATGCTCCATCCCGGTGACCAATCCGAGCAAGACGCCCTAGAGCTAGCGCTGTCTACATGGGGCGACATCAAGCCTGTGGTCCACTATGCAGAATCCCGGTCGCTAGAGTACGGCAACCCCAAGATCAAACCACAAGCGCACTCTGACCGCATCGTGCGTCCGTTTGATGACTATGGCCATGACCTCGACGTTATGATCGAGGCCAAGCACAAAGAACTTGCACTTTTAGAATATCGTGATATAATGAACAAACAAGTAAAGGTGGTAGCATGAGTAGAGTACTAATAGTTGACGGCTTGAATATGTTCTTTCGGGCATATATCGTCGATCCGAGTCTTTCGACCAACGGCCAGCCCATCGGCGGGCTTAAGGGTTTTCTTAAGATCTTACAAAAGCAGATCCGCGAGACTAAGCCTGATGAGGTTATTATCGCATGGGACGGTCACGGTGGTTCTCGCCGGCGAAAGAGCGTTAACAAGAACTATAAGGAGGGCCGTAAGCCTATCCGGTTAAACCGTTCTATCCGTAATATGACCGAAAACGAGGAAATGGAAAATAAGATTTGGCAGCAAACCCGTCTTTTTGATTACCTTAACGAAATGCCGATTGCACAGATTGTGCTGCCGGAAGTCGAAGCAGATGACGTTATAGCTGCAGTGACAAACCTAGATTACTACAAAGGCTGGCAGAAGGTTATTGTCTCTAGTGATAAGGATTTCTTGCAGTTGTGCGACCATGAGACAGTATTGTATCGTCCGATTCAGAAAGTGGTGATGAACCGGAAAAAGGTCATTGAAGAATACGGCATCCATCCGACCAATATGGCTCTGGCTAGGGCGATTGTGGGAGATAAGTCAGACAACTTGGACGGCATTGCCGGCATCGGATTAAAAACGGTAGCAAAGCGGTTTCCATTTATGGCAGAAAGCAAGAATTGCACGATTGACGATCTTATCGACTTATGTGAAAATCATGAAGACTCAAAGTTGAAGGTATACGCCTCTATTGTGGAGGGCCGTGAGATAATCGAGCAAAACTATGGACTTATGCAGTTGTACGTACCATCGCTTTCTCCACAAGGAAAACAGAAGATAAAGTATTCTGTAGAAAAATCAGAGAAACACTTTAATCAAACAGAAATTAATGTTATGATGCTTGAAGACGGAATGGGCGTGTGGGACTGGTCGACCATCTTCACGACTATGAAGCGCATCGTCGCAGATTCTAAGGAGTAAACTATGGAAGAGAAGGCAAATTTTAGCCGCTACGGGAAAGAGTTTCAAGAAGGTCTATGTCAGCTTATTCTGCAGGATCGGCCGTTTGCCGACCGAATTATGGAGGTGTTGGATCTTAACTTTTTAGAAATTTCGTATTTGCAGATTTTTCTAAAAAAGATCATCGACTACCGTGATAAGTATGGGGTTCATCCCACATATAACACGATGCTGACAATCTTCAGGACAGACCTAGAAGACGAAGCAGAGGTGATCCAAAAGCAGGTTAGGAATTATTTTGCTAGGATTCACAAGGCTGACGTTGATGGCCCGGATTATATCAAGGAAGTCTCTTTAGATTTTTGCCGAAAGCAAAAGTTGAAAGAAGCAATGCTTGAATCAGTAAAGTTATTGAAATCTTCGTCTTATGACGAAATCTCGCAAGTAATTAATGGCGCCCTCAAGCTTGGTGCAGACAATAATTACGGTTACGATTACTTAGCGGACTTTGAAGAGAGGTTCATGATCCAAGCGCGCGATCCCATTGCTACTGGCTGGACAGAGATTGACCAGATTTGTAAGGATGGACTAGGTAAAGGTGAGTTGGGGGTTGTTATCGCACCAACGGGTACTGGAAAATCAATGGTTTTAGTCCACCTAGGCGCCGAGGCACTAAAGGCCGGCAAGACGGTAGTTCAATATACTTTGGAGTTGAGAGATACCACCATTGGAGGTAGATACGATAGTTGTATTACTGGCATTCCATTGGGCGAACTGTTTAATTTTAAAGAAGAAATTCTAGAGACAGTAAAAGACATTGATGGAAAGCTGATCATCAAGGAATACCCGACAAAATCAGCTTCAGTAAAGACAATCAAGGCGCACTTGGAGGGACTCCGCAAGCGGGATGTCAACGTTGACATGATTATTGTTGACTATGCAGATTTGCTGAAATCGGTCAATAATCATCGAGAGAAGAGGATGGAGCTAGAGTCGATTTATGAAGGTCTCCGGGGCCTTGCTCAAGAGTTTGACTGCGCACTTTGGACGGCTTCACAAACAAACCGCGGAGGCTTGAACGCGGAAGTGATTACGATGGAATCGATTTCAGAAGCCTTCAGTAAATGTTTTGTAGCTGATTTTATTTTTTCGGTGTCTAGAACCGTGCAAGATAAGACAACTAACAGTGGAAGAGTTTTCGTTGCGAAAAATAGAAATGGTCCAGATGGCTTAATCTATCCTATTTATATGGACACCAGTAGGGTGAAGATTAAGGTGCACCCCAGTCAGAACGATACTATAGAAAGCGTTGTTGCGGTATCTGCCAAGCAGCAGCAACAATCATTAAAAGAAAAATACAAAAAATTTAAGAGGGATAATTAAAATGAAAGAGAACGCAACAGTCAGAAAATTCCGTTTATCGGATACATTCATCGAGCCGTATACCACAGCAGAGGTTCCGTGGGGCCCACTAGGATACGTTACTTTTAAACGTACTTATTCTCGCCGTTTGAGCGAGGCGACCCAAGGAACTGAAGGCACAGAAGAGTGGTATCAGACTTGTCGACGAGTCATTGAAGGCATGTTCACAATCCAGAAGCGGCATGTATATATGTTGGGACTAGAATGGAATGACGCCAAAGCCCAGAGAACCGCAAAAGACGCATATGATCGACTGTTCACTTTGAAGTGGACCCCACCCGGCCGCGGCCTCTGGATGATGGGAACCGACTTTGTGGATACTCGCACCGGCGCCGGCCTGTTTAACTGTGCATTTAGATCGACAAAAGACTTGTCTGCAAAGGGAGGTTATCTTTTCAAGTGGATCATGGACGCACTCATGGTTGGCATCGGAGTGGGATTTGACACCCTAGGTGCTGACTCGATTACTATCAAAGAGCCAACATGGGATGATACAGTATACATGGTTCCTGACTCCCGTGAGGGGTGGGTTGAGACCGTTGCGATGCTTCTTAACGGCTATTTCTTTGGTGAAAAAGTACCAACGTTCGACTATTCCCTGATCCGCCCACTGGGTGCACCAATTCATGGCTTCGGAGGCACCTCATCTGGCCCGGGCCCCTTAATTGAATTACACAACAATCTCAAGGAGTTGTATTCTGCAAAAGTGGGTCAAGCGATTACTTCAGTGGATATTGTTGATACCGAAAATCTCATCGGCCGCTGCGTCGTCGCAGGCAACGTACGTCGTTCTGCCGCACTAGCACTTGGCTCTCATGACGACATGGACTACTTGCAGATGAAGAACGATGAGGAAGCCCTATACCATCACCGTTGGGGATCAAACAACTCGTTTGTAGCCAAGGTCGGAATGGACTACGAATGGCATGCCAAACAGTCACAAAAGAACGGCGAACCCGGCTATATTTGGCTAGACAACGCCCGCTCAAAGGGAAGATTCAAAGATCCAGACCGTTATGATGACAAGAATATTATGGGCTTCAACCCGTGCGTTGAGCAACAATTAGAGGATGCCGAGTTGTGTTGTTTGGTGGAAACCTATCCTGCCAAACATGAAACTTATGAAGATTATATCAAGACCTTGAAAATTGCTTATCTATACGGCAAAACAGTAACCTTAGTAAATACTCATTGGCCTGAAACAAATGCGATCATGCTTAAGAATCGTCGAATCGGACTCTCGCAAAGCGGGGTAGTTCAGTCGTTTAATAAACACGGCCGTCGAGAAATGTACAAATGGTGTGATCGTGCATATGACTATGTGCAGGACTTAGATGAGCAGTATTCTGACTGGTTGTGTATCCCACGCTCGGTACGCATGACGTCGATTAAGCCTTCTGGAACAGTATCCTTGCTCAACGGTTCAACGCCGGGCATTCACTTTCCGGAGGATGAATATTATATCCGCCGGATCCGATTTGCAAAAAGTTCAGAATTAGTTGAAATTCTGAGAGAAAACGGTTATACTATTGAAGAAGATGCGTATTCTCCAAACACTTATTGTGTGGAGTTTCCAGTTCACGAACCTTATTTCAACAAGGGCAAGAGGGATGTCAGTATGTGGGAGCAGCTAGAAATCGCAGCACAATACCAACACTATTGGGCAGACAATTCTGTTTCTGTAACAGTCTCCTTTAAGCCAGAAGAGGGAGCACAAATCAGAGAGGCGCTGGAAATGTATGAAACTAGACTCAAGGCTGTATCCTTTTTAAGGTATGAAGAGACTGGATATGTACAGGCCCCATACGAGCCGATTACGAAAGAAAGGTTCGAAGAAATGAGTTCTAAGATTACTCCCTTTCAGCGCGCCGCGATCAACTCAGCTGGTTCTGGTACTAAGTTCTGTGATGGAGATGCATGCATCATCGAATAGGAGTAAGAAATGAGACTGACAAAACTGAACCACTTGCTGGGTACCCGCGACCGTTTAGGTCGCTGTCCGGACGGTAAACAACATTATTGGATAGCATCGGGAGAAGTGAGAGCTACTGCTGGCAACAATATTGCTGTGCACATGAGGTGTAACAACTGCACCGCCCGGGAGACTGTTTGGCTGACCACTAACGAATATCGAACACAAGAAAGAATAATCAATAACTCACTAGACGAACAAAACAGAAATTTTTAATGACAATTCACAGAAATATGTTCAAAAAACCGGAGAATAAAATGAACAAACCAATGTACATCCCCATGAACCGACATTTGCTGGTTCAACGCCAACCCAGACCTGAAGTAGAATTAGAACAGAGGGTACTCTTGCCCGAAGGTTATGAAAAAACCGAGAGTCGCTATGAGACTGTTGAAGTTGTTGGCACGGCCCCCAACTGCGCTTTCATCGACAGGGTTCGGGCAGGTACAAAAATCGTTGTGCTATCAAACTTTTTAGAAGATATTGAGGTAGAGGGACACAATTATACGGTGATTCTGGAAAATCACGTTATGGGCATTCTCGGACTAGTGGAGTAAACATGGGCGCAGAGTTACCATTGCCTAAAGCTAGAAACCTATATCTAGCAAAACAGGTTGATCAGGCATCTATGAATGCTCTCACTAAAAGTATTCTTGAAATTAATGACAGCGACGAATATATCAAGAAGTTGTATGCTGTGCATGATCTAGCTTACGAACCAAAACCAATCAAGATCTACATCGACTCATATGGGGGCGCAGTGTATCAATGCTTTGGCCTCCTTGGTGTCATGGAAAAGAGTCAAACACCGGTTCACACTATCGTTACCGGCGCCGCAATGTCTTGTGGTTTTATGATTCTAATTTACGGCCACAAGCGCTTCGGATATCCAATGTCAACGCCACTATACCATCAGGTGTCAACAGGGTTTTTTGGTAAAGTGCAAGACATGGAAGAGAAGCTAGAAGAGACAAAGAGGCTCCAGAAAAAAATAGAAGATATAACAGTAGATAAAACACAGATTTCTAAAAAGAAATTAGCAGAAATCTTAAAAAAGAAAGTCGACTGGTATATGTCCGCAGAGGAGGCCCTAGGATTGGGTGTGATCGATGAAATCCTATGAAGGAGCATGTTTACGAATACGAAAGCATAATAGTGGGAAACTGTGTCAACGCTCTGATGTTGGGGTTCGAAACATCTCGACCCGTGCTAACTTTGGGGGCCAGAGAACCCTTCTTTTTTGAAAGGTTTGACTCCAAAAGTAAACTTTCGCAATTTCGTTTTGCAAACGAAACAAAAACGATAAAAACTCCAACCAAAAACCTTAAAGTCGGAATACAGAAAAAAGAGGTGTATCGTAAACTTTCGCTTGTTATGTCCCTAGCGGGACTGCTACCTTTATCTAATCAGGCGATCTCAATGAGGCGCCAAGACGATAATACGATAAAGGTAATTTTGGATCATGCCAGATCGGTAAAGTTTAAATTTGAAAATGTTATAATTTTTCAAAACAGTTTATTAGAACCTGAAAGCCCTCCAAAGTATATGGTTTTAGATTGGATGAGTGTCCGATCTGGCATGGTCCATCCTTTTGATAGAATAGAGAAAACATCAGATTTTGTTAACTGTATACACTTCTATCCATCGAATCGCATCGACGGAAGGCACGATAAAAAAGATCTTGTAAGTGTATCATACCTTACGAGGGAACAAATGAACAGTTACGAATACTCAGACACTTATGCTAGATTTAAAGTTCTAGACGAGATGAAAAAAGCCGGAATACGCGGAGCCCGAAATGGTCGCGACACGAAAAACCCTGATAAGTATAAATATTATTCAGTAAAAGTTGAAACTGAGAGTCGCATCGCCGTCCCGGTATATTCTGAAGTCTGTTACACTCCGTCGAAAGCCACAAGTAATCAGTATTTACAATATTTGCTGGATAAACTATGAGACTGTTAAAAAGACATGTGGCTGGTATAGTCCCAGTTTCAGGTCGTGAAGATAAGTTTGGTTTTGAGTGGCCAGACAGTATGATGCCGCTAGCGAAAGATTATACCTGTATTGAGAGAAGTATTCTTGAGTGCGCTTACGCTGGGTGCAAGACTATTTGGGTAATCTGCAACGATGACATCTCACCAGTAATAAAACACAGGTTGGGAGAATATGTATACGACCCGGTTTGGTATTCAAGGAAAGAGAGATTTCCGAAAGAAAGCCGAAGAGTGATTCCTATATTTTATGTTCCCATCCACGCAAAAGATATTAACAAACGCGACTGTTTGGCGTGGAGTATCGTGTATGGCGCCCTCACTGCATTCAAAATCGGCGCGTCCCTGAGTCAATGGGCTGCCCCGCATAGATACTACGTATCGTTTCCATATGGAATCTATGATCCTGCTGTTGTGCGAGAATATAGGGCCGACATCGTAAGGGGTGGCTCCGTGGGCATCACTCATAAAAATCAGACCGTGCTAGATAACAAATTTATGGGCTTTTCATTTGGTAAAAAAGAATGGAAAGAGTTCCGAAAAGTCATCCGTTCCGGTACAGGACAGTGGTCCTCTGAAGAATTGAGAGACGGTAAGTATCCCACCAAACTGCTCCCGGCAAAAGAAAGATACTCTGCACGCCATTTTACACTTGACAAAGTTCTAGAATGTGTTAATATAGTAAGTGCGGTAGAGATCGATAACTACCACAGCCTAGATTCGTGGCAAAACTACACGGAATATTTAAGTTTGAAAAATCAGTTAAAAAAACCAGATAATTACTTGACAAATGGTAAAAAACTGAATAAGATATGTATAACACCTGAAGGAGAATAAATGACTCGCAAAAACACCACTTCCATCCCTTTCGTTAATCTGCACGCTCACAGTGTAGCAGGTTCTATTTTTGACGCTATCGGCTTCCCGCAAGATCACATGGATTTTGCGTATGACAACGGTGCAGATGCGCTAGCCCTCACGGATCATGGAAACATGAATGGGCTAGCATATCAAGTTCTGCACGCAAAGCGAATGTCAGAAGAGGGCCGAGAGTTCAAGCCAATTTATGGTGTCGAGGCATACTTCGTTCCATCCTTGTCACAGTGGCGTACAGAGTACGCAAAGGTTATGGAAGACAAGAAGAAGGTCCGCGAAAGCAAGCGCGGCCTCCAGTCCGGAGCCACCGTGGAAGATTCGTCAGAGTCTAAACGAGCTATGAACAATGTGCTGAAGCGCCGAAGTCACCTTATCTTACTAGCCCAGAACCAGAAAGGTTTGAACAACATCTTCAAGCTTATTTCTGAGAGCTATAAAGAAGAAAACTTCTATCGTTATCCTCGCATCGATTATGCTTTGCTTGAGAAGTATGGGGAAGGTATCATCGCCGCCTCTGCTTGTTTGGGAGGAGTGTACGCCGGCGACTTCTGGCGCGCCGGCGAATATGATGCTGAAGGCAATCGAACTGGTACTGACATGGATGTTGCTCTTGACGCTATGCGAGAGACGACACGCCGCATGCAGGGCGTCTTTGGCGACCGTTGGTACGGCGAATTGCAGTGGAACAATATCAAGGAACAGCATGAACTCAACAACTTGATTATTCAGGTTGCAGACGAGTTTGATGTGGAGCTTATTTCTACAGCAGATAGTCACTACCCTAACCCAGATGCTTGGAAGGACCGCGAGCTTTATAACAGGCTCGGCTGGCTCGGTAAGGGCCGCCCCTCATGGGCCGAAGAAGACTCTGATTTACCGATTGATGTCGATGAGATTGGGTATGAACTATATCCCAAGAACGGTGATCAGATGTGGGATTCCTACAAAAAGTACTCGTCCTCATGTAACTTTGAATACGAGGACGCTCTAGTGCGGCAGTCTATTGAGAATACACACAAGATTGCGAACCAGCGTATTGAAAAGTTCTTTCCAGACAACACTGTGCGCCTGCCTGATTTCGTTGTACCGGTTGGAATGACCGCGACACAAGCACTAGTAAAATTGTCAATGGATGGCCTGAATGAGTTGGGGCTTGCAGAGAACGAGGACTATGTAGCTCGCCTAAAGCTTGAACTAAAGGTTATTGACGAACGCGGCTTCTCAAAGTACTTCTTGACGATGAAAGCGATCTGTGATCGTGCTACCGAGTCAATGCTGACCGGTCCCGGCCGCGGCTCCGCCGCCGGCTCGTTGGTGGCATACGCATTGCGAATCACACAGGTTGATCCTATTAAGTACGGCCTTCTATTTTCTCGTTTCCTTCGCTCGGACGCGACTGACTACCCAGATATCGACTATGATGTAGCCGATCCGATGGTCCTGAAAGAGCAGCTAATCGAGGAGTGGGGTGAGGATACCGTCGCACCCATCTCTAACTGGAATACACTCCAGCTTCGTTCACTTATTAAGGACATCTCTAAGTTCTATGGCGTTGAGTTTACGGAGGTTAATAAAGTAACCTCTGTGATGATGTCAGAGGCAACTCCACTAGCAAAGCAGAAGCATGGTATCAAAGCTGGTGTTTATGCTCCAACTTGGCAAGAGGTTATCGAATTTAGCCCGACGCTGCGAATGTTCCTTGAAACGTACCCAGATATCAAGACTCACGTTGAGACACTGGTCGGTCAGGTTCGTAGCTGCAGCCGCCATGCCGGCGGTGTTGTAGTCGCGGAGAATCTGGATCAATACATGCCCCTGATTAACTCAGGAGGTGTGCGACAAACCCCATGGTCAGAGGGGCAAAATGTTCGCCACTTAGAGCCGATGGGATTTATCAAGTTTGACCTCCTTGGTCTTGCTTCGCTCCGCATGATCGATGGCGCTATCCGCCAGATTCTAACTCGTCATCATGGTGTTGAGGGTCCGACATTCGCAGATGTTAAGAAATATTATGAAGAAAACTTACACCCAGATGTCATCAATCTCGATGATCAGAGTGTTTACGAAAACATTTTCCACAAGGGCAAATGGGCTGGCACATTCCAGTTCACTGAGGATGGAGCACAAAAATTCTGTGTCCGTGCCAAGCCATGCAGTATCATTGATATCTCTGCTATCACCTCGATCTTCCGACCCGGCCCGCTTTCGGCTGATGTAGACGATCAATATGTAGAGGCTAAGGAACGCCCACAATATATCAAGTATGTTCACCCACTAGTTCAGGAGATTACAGAAGAAACCTACGGCTTTCTTATCTTCCAAGAGCAGATCGCGTTGCTGGCTCATAAGCTGGGCAAAGATATTAGTCTGGATGAGGGTAACAAACTGCGTAAGTTGCTCACTAAGAAGGGTACCGGCAAGGGCGCCCGCGAGAAGAACAAGATTCATAAGAAATTTGTTGAAGGGTGTACCGAAAAGGGACTGCAAAAGGCAACAGCCCAACGACTCTGGGAAACGTTCGAATACTTCTCAGGGTATGGCTTCAATAAGTCACACGCTGTATCATACAGTATTCTATCGTTTCAATGTGCATGGCTTCTGAACTATTATCCCGCAGAATGGATGTCAGCTTTCCTAGACAAAGAACCAGAGTCTCGCAAGGAGAAGGCCATTGGTATTGCCAAGAACTTTGGATTTGAAATTGAGCCACTGAACGTCAACACTTCTGGCCGTGTCTGGGGGATCAACGAATCGGGGAACACTCTGGTTCAACCCTTCAGTTCGATTAAGGGCCTCGGTGATGCAGCTATTGATCAAATTCTGAATAATCGCCCCTTTGAGGATGTGGAGGCTTTCCTGTTCAATGAGGGCATTTCATACTCTAAGCTCAATAAGAAGGCCCTCGACGTATTGATCAGATCAGAAGCATTAGATTGCCTGATCGACTCTCGGTTTACAGGCTCTAAGCATTTTTGGTCGACCGTTGCTGTCGACAGGCCAAAAAACAAGAAGAAGTTCCTAGAAAATCTAGAGTTGTATCGACCAGAGGGTGATTTTACGGAAGAGGAAAAGATTCAATCAATCGTTGACTTGACAGGTTCCTTCCCGATCAATCGAGTTGTTGATGAGGATGTCATGGCCCGCCTTGAAGAAAAGATGATCCCGCCTATTGGCGAATACGACCCAGATTTGCAAGTTACATGGTTTATTCCTCGCAAGATTACTCCTAAGAAGACTAAGAACGGTAAGCTCTATTGGATTCTGGAAGTGACCGATACTACAAACTCTCTAACCAAGATTCGTTGTTGGGGTGTTAAGCCCGAGAAAGACAGAGTTTTAATGAACCGACCATACTTGGCAAAGTTAGATTATAATGCACAATGGGGATTTAGCACTCGATCAATTACGTATAATTTTCGACTACTAGGATAGTTAGGATAGATGAGTAGATGGTATACTGGAGATGGAAAAGGGATAGAGTTTAGCAATATCCTTGCGGAAATTGGAGAACACACAGCCAGTCAGGGTGTGGTTTACATCGGAACTGATTCTTTTTTGAATAGTGATTGTTGCACCTTTGCGACAGCAATCGTACTTCATGGTGCAACTGGTCAACGCGGCGGAACATACTTTTTTACAAAAAATAGAGTGGAAAAACGTCACTATGATGTATTGGTTGCCCGTGTGACACAAGAAGTAAACTTATCAGTCCAAATGGCGATGGCTATAAAGTTGGCAAACCCTGCGGCCTGTATTGAAGTACACCTTGACATCAGTGCCTCAAACAAAAAAGCCGCCACAAGTAAATACTCAGATATGCTAGTTGGATATGTCAAGGGCGCAGGCTTTAGAACAAAAATCAAGCCCGACGCTTTTGCAGCAGCATCAGTAGCGGATAAGCACTCTAAATAAACAAGCGATTCTGTAATATTTTACTATTTATAAATGCACACGCGCGGGAGCACTAAAATATGTTTTTAACTGAAGACCTCTTAAAGAGGATGATCCAAGAGATCAATGATGACTACTTAACCAAATTGCCGGGAACAGATCCCGGGGAGGATTGGCACGGAATACCCGGAGATTCGGAAGTGTCCATGGACGCCCTGACCTCTGAACTAGTTGATATCCAATTGGACGTTCAAGAGGGCGTTAGCTTCATGGGCAGAGGAATGGACTACGAAGAATTCCTGACTATTGTTGGAAACTATGTAGTCAGTTATGAAAATCGCAGAGGAGGCGCCCCCAACAAGGCTCTCAGGAAGGATATCAAAAGGGCAGTACATGACGCCCTTGCGGACGTTCCGCAGACCATCTCAGATTCTATTGCGGAGGTCCTTGAGGATTACATTGATGATGATCGCCACGGTGGCTACGGCATGTCCGACTCGCCTGAAGTGACTGGAGATTATGAACAATGAAAATGAAAATTAGTAAAAAACGATTCAAGGAAATCTTGGCAGAAGAAATCAAGTCTTTTAAAGAAGCCTCCCGCGATATTGACAAGATGGGCAGAAACCTAGACAAATCTGTCAAAAAAATTGGAAACAGGAAGAAAGACCTATCAGTAAAAGAAGCCTCTGGCGATGACTACCATGACGATTGGGTCGATGTCTTGGGTGGCGAAGATGGTCCATACGATCCCGAAGCCGAAGCCGACCTTGATGATCACACCGCAGCAGGCCAGCTAGCTGACAAAATCTACGACCTAGCAAATGAAATCGATGAGTATGGTCAGTATGACACAGAAACCCAAACTGAAGCTTATCGCCAGTTACTCGGAGCGATGCAGATGTCGGGGGTGAATCTAGAAAGAATGCTGATGATGCTGACGGAGAATAAGAAATGAAAATCACAAAAACAGAACTCAGAAAAATTATTAGCGAAGAACTGGAAGTAGTTTTGACAAACGAAGAAGCCGGCGAAATGTTCGGTGAAGAAGTTCAAAGTCAACTCTCGACACTCGGACATGATGGCGAAGGTTCTATGGCTGTCAAACAACTCAATAACATTGGCATGATGTCTGGAGATATCTTAGATTTGGTCGATGACTCTGACAATCTGGATGAGTGGGTTGAGGCAAAGATTATTAAATCTCACGATTACTTAAGTACAGTGTTTAATCACTTGCGAGGAGAATCAGTTGAACACGTATCCTTGACAGAAAGCCCAGAATCAGATATGCTCTTTGCAGATTTTGAAGCTGCCCTAGCTTCGTTGAGAAGGTCAGCTAAGCATTTGCCGCCAAGACATTTGGAGCTTTTATCTATGCAAACACAGAAGATGGCCGATGAATTGGAAACCAGTTCTTCTAAGAGGACTCGGCCACCAGAGCCACCCTCCGATGAGGAAGGCGTTTTGGACTTGGGCCCCCAAGTAGACAAAGACACATTTAGTAGGATGAAGGGTATTGCAAGTCGCAAACCGAATCCTAGATTAAAATACAAAATTGGAGAACAAAACAAATGAGAATTAAGAAGACTGATCTTGAAAAGATCTTGGTCGAAGAGACCATTAGAGAAATCACATCTGCCATGGGCGGGGATGATCTTGACTTCGGTGGACCAGCCAGTCGCGAACGTTTTACCGGTGGTTCCATCGACATTGATCCCTTATCAGATGAAGAGCAGGATAGTTCTACCGATGCTTATTATGAATTACGTGATTTCCTGATGGATGGCCCCGGCGCGGCACTCCCCGGCTCAAAACCCTCAGACAAACTGCGCCATGCTTTACGCTGGATTGCTAAGTTTGAGCAAGGCTCCGCAACAGGGGGCCCTGATGCCCAAGACAATGCCTTACGTCAATTCACGCGAAACGCCCCGGGCGTTAAACGATCTGTTGACGGCTCCCGATCTCTTGAAGAGGGCGTTGTAGATATGGATGGCGAAACTGTTATCACTGGCCCTGATGGCGATGCCTCTCCGTTGGCGCAGTCTGGAGCAAGACAGGATGATCTTAAGGCTAGCATGATGAAAGCTGTACTAGAGATTAAAGGCAACCGGCCACAAGAAGCATACGAAACTTTACTAAGAGCACTCGCCGCGGCCGGCGTAGAAGGAGCCGATGACCTTCCGGGCACGGATCTTGAAGAGTATCGTTCTACTGGTACTGGATCGTCAAACAAAGACTATCGCGGCGGCTCAGAGGCAGGGCAATCCAAGAAGCGTAAGGATAACTACCGCAGCGGTGCTACAGGCAAGAAAAATCAAGGCCGCGGCGGATATTAATCCACAATAACACTTGACACATAATTGACTATGTGTTATATTATATAAGTGAGTTACGAATCCGGCGATATTGTTCTAGTGTCCAGCTTTGCTGGCCCTAATGTAAAGGTGCGCCTTGAGGAAAGGCATTGCCCAACTTCAGACGGCTTTGATTGGGGCGCCAATGGGTGGGATGCCACAATAATTTATAAAAAAGATGTTGACAAACTACGCCAAAATGGTGTACCATATAAGAGTGGAGAAAAACCTTTAGTCTGGGTTTTCGACCACGAAATAATCAAACTAGTAAGGAGCAGAAGTGCTAAACCTAAACGACGACAAAAGAGCTAAGATTGTTGAATATATTCGTTCTCTCAAGACCCTTGAGGACGCAATGGAACCATACAAGGAACAGAAGCGCGAGCTTCGTAAAGACTTCAAGGACAATGGCTGGTTAAACCAGACCGAGCAGCGTCTGGCAACCAAGGCTTATCGGCTCATGAAGAGCGAGATTGACCTTGATGAATTGTATGATGTATATGAGGCTCTTGTCAAGCCTCCGACTCCCGCTACGATTGTCGAGGAATAGTCATGATTGTAGAGTTTTATAAAACACGCCAAGACGTAGTGACTCCTGATAGGGCGAACCCTTCGGACGCAGGACTAGACGTATACTTCTGCCCAGAAGACTCAAGTTTGACAGGAATGTGGCTTGACCCCGGCGAATCAGGGTTATTCCAGACCGGTCTCAAATTCGGCGTACCCCACGGGTATATGCTGGAAGTAAAGAACCGATCAGGAAACGCAGCTAAACGGCATTTGCTCGTTGGTGCATGCGTGATCGATTCTGGGTACAACGGTGAGGTATTTGTAAACCTGCACAATGTGGGCAGGGATAGACAGTTCATTGAAAAGAACATGAAGATTGCACAAGTGGTCATGACCCCGGTTGTTCCATTTCGACTAAAAGCCTGTCCAGAAGACTTGCTGTATGCAGAACCGATTACGATTAGTGATCGCGGCGACGGTGCTCTGGGGAGCACCGATGCTTAAAGCAGAACTCAGTTACCCCCAACCGTCTGTTTGAGCAGGCAAAGTGAGAAATAAGTGAACAACGAACAGTTCCAAGAATTGGAACAAAATGTAAGTAATTTTGTGAAGAATCATTGCTTTATGGTTGAAGCCAAGGAGCTTCATTTTGATAAGTATACTTCGCAAACGCGCAAAAGTGGCCACGTAAAGAAGAACGTACCACAGATGGCAGAAACCATGCGAGATCCCAACAATGAGATCCCCCCTGCAAGTATCAAGTGGGTACCCTGTGGTCCTGATGACGTCGCGGTTGTTCACCCATCACGCCCCCACCTCAAGAACCACCGTATTGAGATCAAAGAGGGTTGCACCCGTGGCCTCGCCGGCTTGAGAAACGATTGTAAGGTGCTCGTATCGGATTACCACGATCAGGTACTGCAGTACGACACGGATGACTGGGAAGATTTTCAAGTACAAGGAAACGACCACCCTTTGGCAGCAAGAAACACTAGAGAAGACATGGAGAGCCAAATTAGTCGCTTTATTAAAAGTGGCCGGGCAACCCGACGCCTCGGTTTTCGATACGCCGACAACCCGGATCGCTTTATTGAAGAAGCTGCACAATACTGTAAGAACACACTGTATAAAAACTCAGGCCGTAATGTTGTTTTCTTTAGAAATCGAGTAATCAAGGGACTAGAGGGAAAGATTCAAAGTTCATATATGCAGTATATCACTGAGACAGCCTTCCAAACATACTCAAAGCTAAACAGCAAGGGATGGAAAGGCACTCAAAGCGGCATGGAGCACAACGGACACACCGTGTTTATGATGGACGGCGTTAAGAGGTATAACCCAAACATCATGGGCGGTGTCTTGATTAAACGAGTTGACAGTCCGAATGTAAAATACAACATTGTGGCTTGGGTTAGTTCCTTGGCCGGCAAAAACGATGAAGATATCATCGACGAAAGGGCAAAGATGGCTGAACTTTATGACAAGTATAACACAGAGTATGCCTGCTTTGACTCACTAGAATTCCTACCTCAAATTAAAGAGGGAAAGAACGCAGAAAACTTAAACCAACTTATCAAGGTGCGATAATGAATAGCAATGTACAAAAAGTAATGTTCTCCTCGAAGACGGGAGACTGGGCAACTCCACAAGACTTCTATAACAAGTTGAACTGGCGCTACGGCCCATTTGATCTAGACCCCTGCGCGAGCACGCATAATACAAAATGCACTAAATTTTACACTGAGGCTGATGACGGCTTATCAAAGGATTGGACCGGCCATACAGTATTTGTTAACCCTCCGTACGGAAGAGGTATTGACAAGTGGATCAAAAAGGCGTATAATACTGCTAAAGATGGAAACTCTAAGGTGGTTATGTTGATTCCCGCAAGGACAGATACCAAGTATTGGCACGAATATGTGATGAAGGCTTCCGAGGTACAATTTATTAAGGGTCGCCTCAAGTTCGGAACTGCAGAAAACTGTGCACCCTTTCCCTCCGCAGTCATTGTTTTCGACGGCAGCTATGCCGGCCCTCAAATCTTCGGAGCAATGAATCGATGAACCGGAAAGAGCGAAGAGCGGAGCAGGCTCAATCAAAAAGAGCAATCAAGAAAGCCAAGAAGGCAGGATCTGACATGCAGGCAAAGATGACGCTCTTTGGTCACCTGCCAGAGAACTGCATGATTTGCCAAACGCCCTTCGACAAGAAAGATCGTGATATGGTTATGAGTTGGAATGTGGTGGTAAGAGAAGAGCAGCAAAAAGTAAACTTATATTGTCCGCCATGTTGGCAGAAGGCAACAAATTTAATTGAAGAAATGCAGGAAGGTTTAAAAGACAATGATTAAGAAGGCATTGACATATGATGATGTCCTGTTAGTTCCTAGATACAGTGAGATTCGTAGTCGTAAGGAAATCGATATCTCAAGTAAACTGGACGACAATATCACTCTGAGGCTTCCAATCATCGCTAGCCCGATGGACACGGTTAGCGGATTCGAAATGGCTAGCCACCTATGTAAAGCCGGCGGAATGGCCGTCATACATAGGTATATGAGCACCGCGGAACAGACACAGGTGGTCTCTGATCTCAAGAGCGAAACCGGATCTGTCGTCGCAGCAGCAATTGGTACTGGTCATGACCACCTCACTCGCGCGCGCTGTTTAGCTTCTGTTGGCGTAGACGTTCTTTGTATCGACGTTGCTCATGGTCACCATGTTGCTGTTAAAGAGATTATTGATTCTCTGAAGTCTGAAGACACATTTGCTGGAATTCACATTATGGCCGGCAATGTAGCCACTCCGAAAGCCGTGGCCGACTTGGCGAGATGGGGAGCCAACTCAATCCGAATCGGAATCGGGGGGGGTTCAATCTGTTCGACTAGGATTCAAACCGGCCACGGTGTCCCGACACTTCAGTCGGTGATGGACTGTACGCTCACTGCTGACGAATACAATGTAAAGATCATCGCAGACGGAGGCATCAGAAACTCTGGAGACATTGTAAAATCATATGCCGCCGGCGCCGACTTTGCAATGATTGGTTCGCTACTTGCGGGAACTACCGAAGCCCCCGGCAGAATCATTACTATGGGCGACAGAAAGTATAAGGAGTATCGCGGAATGGCCTCCGCGGAAGCACAGATGGCTTGGCGAGGAAGAACAGCGTCCCTAGAAGGCGTCTCAAGTATGATTCCGTACAAAGGTCCAGTTGCTCCCATTATTGAACAAATTGAAAATGGTATTCGCAGTGGGTTCTCATACTCTGGTGCCCAAACTTTCACGCATTTTCAGTCAGTCGCTGAAGTGATCGAACAAACTTCCGCCGGCCAGCTAGAAAGTTCAACGCACATTAGGATGAGATATGGCTGATCAAGATTATGGTAAGGCTTCGAAAAAAATAATGTTTTACGACACCGACAAGAGACACGCGGATCTTAAAGTCAGATTGCAACATGATAGCCTAACTCAGTCTGCCTTTTTCCGAGCGATGATTAGCGGATACTTGGATAAAGACACTAGGATTATGGAATACGTTGATGACCATAAATTCAATAATAATATTCAAAACAAGGTAGATAGAAAGACCGTGAACAAACTTATCAAAGCAGGAAAACAAATGGAGAAAACCCACGGCTTAGGAGACGATGAGTTAGAAAATATTTTTGATATGATAGAACAGGAACACCCAGAACTATGAACGAGCATATGATGAACAATAGAATTGGCCAAGTGGTTTTACAACACAAGAGCGATGTGATCAGATATGGTGTAATCACCTTTCAAAGAATGAAAGATGGCTGGATGCATTACACAATTTATTGGATTAGCAGGACCAACGGCGAGGCCGATTGGATGAAACAAATTGAGTGGCGATGTGATTCGGTTAAGGTGATAGATGAGAATTCTCATCTAGCAGACCTACAGAGTGCGGTACGATTTCGTAACTCGCGCAAGTTTAAGGAGGAAGTTGGGCTATGAAAAGTAAACAGTGTGAGGCTTCATGTGGAGTCTGGGGAGTATTACTAGAAAAAGATATAGCATGCCAGAAAACGAATTGTCGATTATGGATCGACTTTCCGGAAGATAAAAATTGTACTAATGTGGCAGTATATGAGCACGGTTCTCTAACATTAGCAGAGGTCGCTAAACGAGAGGGTCTTTCTTTGTCGCGAATAAAACAGATTGAAGATAGCGCGCTTAAGAAGTTGAAGAAAAATAAGAATTTTGATTTTTAAAGAATCAGCGTGCATTTAAGAAAAGACCGCACTATTTATTAATGTCGATTTTGGTGTATTCCTAAATTAATAAATGCATTTATCACTTATGGGAGAATTTTAAAATGAGTAAAAAGACACTTTTGAACGAGACGCAGGTCCGTAGATTTATGAAACTAGCAACACTGGGCACACTTTCTGATGGATTTGTGGATGGCCTAAGTGAGCATGGTTACTTCACAAACGAGCAGGAAGAAGAACTGCCCGGCGATGAAGGTCCTGCTGATGAGATGGATATGGAAATGGGCGGAGAAGGAGAAGAAGAGTTACCCATGGACGACATGGCCATGGACGACGAGGTCGGCATGGACGACGAACTAGGCGATGCCGCCGGCGAATCTCTCCCCCCCGAAGTTGTGTCTCAAGTTGAAGACGCACTAGCACAGGCTCTAGGAGCAATGGAAACGGCGCTTGAAGAAGCCATCCCCGAGTTGGATCTCTCTGTTGAACAGACTGATGATGAAGCGGAAATGGGCATGGACGATGAAGCGGAAATGGGCATGGATGACATGGGTGATGAGATGCCCATGGACGACATGGGAGGCGATGAAATGGGTGAAGAACCACCTGAAGAAGGCCCCGCCCTTGAAGACGAACTAGTGGAAAGAATTGTGAGAAAAGTCGCAGCCCGGCTTAGAAACAGAAAAGGTACCAAGTAGTTAATACACCCCTCCCATAAAAATATGCTTTTTCCAAAGGTCGCCTTCGCGCGACCTTTGTTTTATGTCCTCAAAGTGTTATTGAAAACTAGTTATAAATGACAAACTATGATTAAGTTGGTCAACACACTAACAGGGGCATACAAAAAATGAGTTCAAAATTGAATAATAAAGAAATAGAAGCTGCCGCATCACCAGATTCGGACAAAAAAATAGTTATAGTGCCAATCCCGACTGGCGGGGGAGGTCCAAGTCAAAGAAGGATCACTCTTTTTGGCGAACTTGACGAAGAAAAGAGTGAATATATTATAGATCAGCTTGCGACTTTGTCAAAGACCGCCGAAGAGCTTGTTCCAAAAGATCCAGAAAATCCAGATTCGGAAGAATATGAGCGCATCATCAACCCGATTAGCTTCATGATCTCGACATATGGTGGAAATGCTGACGATATGTTTGGTATCTATGATATAATTAGTGCAGTTCAGGCCCAAGGAGTGCCGGTGAAGACCTACGGACTAGGAAAAGTAATGTCTGCTGGCGTCCTATTGCTGGCCTGCGGACAAAAGGGCGAAAGGTATGTTGGCAAGAACACCAGAATTATGATTCACCATGTTGCTGGAGGCATTATGGGCACGCTCCCTTCAATGCAGAGTGACCTTTCTTCTATTGAGGCTATGGAGGAAAGATACATGGAAGTTCTTTGCTCTGAGACTAAACTTACAAAAAGATCGCTAAAGAAACTGCTAGATAAAGGAGTTAACGTCTATTTATCTGCAGAGGAAGCAATAAAGTATGGTATTGCGGACAAATACATTTGAGGATGAATAGATGGCTAAAATAAGAGGTTTTCACGCGGAAATATTGAAAGAAAGGTATCGAAAGATTTTAGAAGATAAAAACTATAAATTTTTTGATAATGAGTTATCATATAATGTAAACATAATTGGTGTACGCAATATGGATGGCCGAGTCAATAAATTTGACGATATGATTCTTGTTATTTATCGTGATTCTTACAAAAGGTGGATCGTAGACTCCTATCAGGCAACCTGCGATCCCGGCCGTTACTGGCTTAAGAAGCCTATGAAGGTTGCAGGCACCGCAATTTTGGTACCCAACCAGTACTCGGGCGCATACAAGATTGACAAGCATGCAGGAAAATATGAAGCATTGTGCCAGCGCGGCGCAGAAGTGACTATCTGGCGTGATAATGATCGGGACTTGCAACATGACATGAAAGGTGAAGTCCACTCCGGCTGGTATGGGATCAATATTCACAAGGCCGGGAAAGATTCCTCGCTTGTCGATAAATGGTCCGCCGGCTGCCAAGTGTTCAAAAACGCTAGTGATTTCAGCCAGTTCATGTCAACTATAAAAGAGTCCGCCAAGCGTTTAGGAAACTCATTCACATACACCCTTATTGAAAGTACAGATTTAGAGGAATAGAAATGTCAGATTTTGACTTATTAGTAGAAAACTTTTTAAAGCCCAGAGACGCACTGAACATCGAAGCTCTCGTTGGCTTAGTCGAAGAAGTGATGAGAGAAGGCACTAGTTTGCCACTTGTTCTTGAAAGAGAAGAGGTTGAAACTAAAAAGCTGACAGTCACCATGCCTATTATCCGTATCTCTGAGAAGATGTGGGGAAAGGAAGGTTCAGCAGATAGAGAGGTTATTCAAAACTTGCTAGGAAAAATCGTTTCGCGAGGTAATACTCTTACGGAAAAGATTCAGAGCATCAACGAATTCCTTACGAGTCCTCCTAGTACAACTGACATCTCCGAGATCCTGACAAACATTGTATTGCTTGACACCTTGACAAATATCATGGTTCACTTCAATGCTTCTGCTGCAGGGTTTACATTTGAAGGCTTCCTGTCGGCATTGCTAGCAGGACAACAGGTTCCCGCCGGCACCGCCGGTATTCAAGACCTCATCGACAAAGATGACAATCCGATCAGCTTGAAACTGCTGACTGATAAGCCCGGCGATGTACATGGTAGTTATAGAGATTTAGTGGACCATTTCATTGATCCCGGTGGAGTAAAGCAACAAAGGGACAGCGGCCAGTTTGTCGGTTCAGCCGGCGCAGAAGGTAAAATGACCTATGTTGTCGCTCTTAAATCTTTTAGAGAAAAAGAGGCCGGCGAGAAACTAAAAGGTAAAGAGCATATCAGGTTCTTCCAGTTTGACTTCTCAGCTAAGACATTTTTCGAATCGTTGATGAGTCATAAACACAATGTACCTCTAATCCTTTTACCGCAAGATTTAGAGGATCCTCCCGAGGCCGGATCCGGAGAAATGGAATCCGAAGAAAACACTGCATTCTTAAGTGATGAGGTCGTTGCACGCCTAATGTCAGATCAGAAAAAGCTGTACAACTACATGGTCAAGTCCTTTGACACGAATTATGTAAGAGAACTAGTCTCTAAGTTTGATTTAACTGACCGCGGCGACAGGGGTAAGCTTGATTTGGTCTGGAAGGAGACAGGAGAAAGGGTAGCAAAGTCATCAGTAGTCTTACCTCCCGGCGACCCTAGGAACAAGTCTGCTGGTGAGAAATCCCATCAGGGTTATAGGACTTATGCTGAATCAGTAAAGCTCCTACAGGCTGCTCTACAAGAAAGCCCTGAAAAATTTTGGGGGCTAATTTCCAAGACTTCTGGTTATACTGGCGCCGCCGGCGAAACACAGTTTTTGATTAGCGCGAGCTATTACAAAGAGAGGGGTTATGATCAGGACGGTTTCGGCTTCGTTGGAATTATCCATGTTGGTCGACAAGCTGTAACGGAATTGGCAGAAAAATATGCTGATGTATTGAACCAAGAGATTTTTGACATGTTCAAAAAGGTCGAGACGCTTGGTAACCAGATTAACTCATACTTCGTTGCTGGCGACAAGCCCCAAGCCCTTCAAGCTGCGAAGACTGCTCAAGATATTAAGGCCGGCACAGAAGAATTTGCTGCCCGAGATAAAAAATAGATAAAATAGTTGCAAGTCTTGCAATACTAGGTTATAATATATAATGACGATGGAGGATTAATTGTCAACATTTAGCTATGATTCTAAAACATCTCTGAATCAGAAGATTCTGAACGGAGTAAACACTTTGGCCGATAACGTGGCCACAACCCTAGGCCCGAAAGGCCGAAATGTAATCTTGAAGGAAAAGGACAAGGCGCCTTTTATTACCAAGGACGGTGTAACCGTCGCGCGCTTTGTACACCTTGAAGATCCCTTTGAGAACGCTGCAGCCCAAGTCATCAAACAGGCTGCAATCGAAACCAACAACCATGCCGGCGACGGCACGACCACGGCCACGGTATTGTCGCGCGCCGTACTCTCGGAAGCCCAGCGGTACCTGACTGCAGGCGCTAGCCCGGTCGAGGTTAAACGCGGTATGGACAGGGCAGCTAAAGCTGCAATTACTCACCTAAACGAGAGCGCTACCCCGGTGCGCACCATCGCCGATGTTGAACACATCGCAACTATCTCAGCAAACAATGATAGGTTTGTTGGCAAACTAATTGCCACCGCTGTTGATAAGGTTGGGAATGATGGGTCTATTACGATTGAGGATTCCCGAACCATGGAAACCCACATTGATATCATGGAAGGCTTCAGGTTTGATTCAGGTTACGTCGCCTCCGCATTTGTTACCGATGAGCGACGAGCACTAATGAGTTATAACAACCCTTTGATCCTAACTACGGATTATAAGGTAGAGATGGTGGATGATATTCTGCCCGTCTTAGAGTTAGTAGCCCGAGAATCACGACCGCTAGTTATTGTTGCAGATGACTTTGAGGGCCAAGCCCTCGCTGCTCTAATTATGAACACTATGCGCGGCACGATGAAGGTCGCTGCGATCAAAGCACCGAGGTATGGGCAAGAACGCCGTGACATCCTGAGTGATCTTGCTTTATCCACTGGGGCAACCATGATCTCACGCGCCTCTGGCCTAAAATTACGTGATGTAAAACTGCATGATCTGGGGACAGCAAAAACAATTGAGAGTACAAAGACTGTAACAACTATTGTAGGCGGCAAGGCTGATTACGAGGGTATCGAGTCTCGCATTGAATCACTCAAGGCAGAGGTGGAGAACACAGATTCAATGCAAATTTGCACAGCAATCCAAGAGAGGATCACTAGGCTGTCCAGCGGAGTCGGCGTTATTTATGTGGGCGCCCCAACACAAGTTGAAATGATTGAGAAGAAGCACCGCATCGAAGACGCGCTAGAAGCTGTTAAATCAGCCCAGATTGACGGCATTGTCACCGGCGGGGGTACTGCCCTACTGCGCAGTGCAAAGGCTCTCCGAGGCACGGTGGAGGTCGAGAACGATGATCAGCAGCTGGGAGTGGAGATTGTGCTTAAGGCCCTCGCCGGCCCCATCAGACAGATGGCACTCAACGCAGGGTTGTCGCCGGATCTCATTGTCGAGCAAGTTAATAACGCTCCCGACGTTGAAGGCTACGATTTCCGAAATGATACTATGACGAACATGGTTAAGTCCGGTATTATCGATCCAGTAAAGGTTACAACGACTGCGTTGCAGAATGCTGTATCTGCTGCCGGCACTCTTCTCACAACTAACTATGCAATTATTCAAGACTAGGGGCCACAAACAGCTTCGTACGACTACTTAAGTTTGCCATGTCAGAAATCCCACCAGATAAAATAAACGATGTTGAAATAGATATTGTGACGCTAGACGGAAAACTCCAGCGCCTTGTAGATGCTCTTGATGTTATTAAAGAGCGCCAAGAACAGATGGCGTTGGATATTTCTAAGATCAAGGAAGCGGTGTATAATCCCGATCAGGGGCTTTATGCACGGATTAGAGCCTTGGAGGCTTGGAAAGACACAAGTACCCGATTGACTTGGATCATCGTCACTTCATTGGCCGGCCTAGGTACCGCTACTATTTGGAATATGGTAATTAGCCAATAAAGTAGTTGACATTTTGTAAAAACCTTGTTATACTGTATACAGTATTATGGAGAATTAATGATACCAGAGAATGAACAGCGGGTCAATATTCAGTATTCCGTTAAAGTTAATGAACTTCCTGACCTGCTCAATAAAATGTTAATAGAGGCAGAAGAGAGGCTTTGCACAATCGCCTCCACGTTCGGAGAACACAAAATCACAGAAGTCCTAAAAGAACATGAGGGTTATCAGTTTGGCGCAGACAAGATCAGTGAGTTGCGACTGGCCATGGCCGATTTGGATTATCGACTTGCCGACTGTACAGCCATGCTGCAAGGTATGGTTCAGCTAAAAGCCACCCCGCAGACGACTCAACAGGGCACCCCCTCAGAAAATTATATGGACGAGATTAATGCCGCGGCAACAAAGACTCAGGAGATGGTTGAGCAAACCAGCCATCGATGGGGCCCCAAAGGGGAAGAGCCTCAATGAAATGGAGAAAGGGAGATCTAGTGTACATACCACAAGCAGCCATGCTGCTACGCTTGACGGACACCGGTGCAGTCAGTCAATTTGCCGAACTGGATAGTCCCGCAACTTTGCTCGTATCAAACAACAGCACGGGTCCACATGACGGATATGTCGAGGTGGTATATCAAGGCAGTAAATGGCTTGTCACTCCCCGTGATGTATACCCCGCAACACAATAAACATAATGGAGAAAAGATGAACTCAAGAATTGTAAAGTTCGTAGAAGTCGTAACAAATCATTCAGCAGTCGGAGAGAACTTCAAACTGCAGGAAGTCTTTATTAACCCGGATCACATCGTTTATATTCGTGACGAACCAATAATGAAGCAAAGGCTCACAGAAGGTAAACTTCCAGAAGGAATAGATACTAGGCAGAACTTCAGCATTATTCATTTAAACCGCGGCAACACGGGTCTGGATATCACTGTCATAGGGGATGTCTCGACAGTGAATGAAAAGATTCGACCAGTGGTTCAAGTTTTACACGGATAGTAGATGCTGACCTATTATCATATCTATGCAAAGGCCGAGTGCCCCTACTGTGTCAAGGCCATCAACCTTATGAATGAACTCGGGTATGAGTTCGTATTGACACTAGTGGACGCCTCGCCAGAGTATTATTATAAATTAAAAAAGAAGTATGAACACGATACAGTACCGATGATTGTTGAGTACGATGTCGCCGGCCATGAAAAATTTATTGGTGGCTACAGTGAGTTAATAGAATATTTCGCGGATTATACAGATGCCACTGAAAACACCAAAGAGCCCACTAGCGTATCCGAATGACAAGCCGCGGTCGGCAAGTCTTGTCGCCTCCCTTCTTCCGAGTGACGCTAAAAAGTTAATCTTTCCTTTTCTCGGCGGCGGCTCTCTAGAATTAGCGATGGCCCACCGCGGCCATCAGGTGACGACATACACTGATTTTCGATTGCTATACGATTTCTGGGACTGCATTGTGAGAGACCCCGTAAGAGTCTACATGATGGCGAATAGCTTCCATCCGGTTCAGGATTCCAAGATATTCTACATGCTGCAAAAGAAGGTATACCAACCGCACGATGAGTTCATGCGCGCAGCATTGTTTTATGTGCTTACTCTGTGTGCTGCCGGCGGTTTCGCCACCTCTGGTCGCCTTGAGCGCGGCCACCCGCGCTTTAGCCCTCTGAGGCTCATGCAGTTGTCCAAGTTTGAATGCGACAATCTCACAGTTGAGTTTGACAACTATGCACAAGCCATCGAGTCAGCGGACTGCCAGATGGTCTGCGTACCACCGCCATATATTGCAGGTAACTTTTCAAAGGCAGTCATAATTCCAGAGAGTCCACAGATAGATCATAATCAGCTGGCCTCCCTGATGAATCAAAAGAAAGACTGGCTGATGTTGTACAACTACCACAAGAACTTAAAAGAACTATACCCAGAGAATGAAATGATTTTACTCGATGCGGCTAGCAGACCTACAACTAAGCATGCGGATGCTGTTGAGGTGATTATCCTTGGATCCTAGATTAATATACGGTATACTTTTATTTATTACAGGCCAAGCCCTCGCATGGTTTCAACTTAATTCACAGTTTGTGTGGACATGGTGGCATGACAAACCCTTGTTGGCTGTCGCCACCTACTCTATCCCCGTGGGTCTTTGCTTCTGGTATGGAACAAGGATGGTCATGGAGGCTTCAGGACAATTGTGGACAGCCCGGTTTATAGCATTTACGGCTAGCTACATCAGTTTTCCGCTACTTACATGGTGGTTGCTAGGGGAGTCCCCGTTTACTGCAAAAACTATAATTTGCAGCCTGCTAGCTTTTGCAATAATTATCATTCAGGTCTTTTGGCGTTAGTTTATAAGATATACTATTTATAAATGCACATCAGAACCGGAGCCACCTTTAATGAAAAGCATGAAGAATATCCTCGCCGAATTTCGCGAGTACAGTGAAAAAGTAAACTCTCTAGAAAAAATCATCGAGTCTAGAGAAACTAGAAAGAAACAGTTAGCAGAGGACCGAGAGGTCTTTAATGAGGTCTCCCGCAACAGCAGCGAGAAAATCTACGATTGGATGCGTGAAACCGATGGCATGCCATATGACTTTGAAACGCTTTTCGACGGAGCCATGCGGACCTACATTCCACTGGTGTCAGAAGAACAGATGAAGCTGTCGACAATCGTTAAGGCGCTTAGACAAGCCGGCTGGGGTGTGCCCGCCAACCCCAAATATGATGGTTCAATAAAGAGTTTCCCAGTCAATAAAGTAAAACAGAAGCTCCAGCGTCTACAAGCAGATGGCGGTGGAGAATATGAAGTCGAAGTGGACGTCGCTGACTTACGGCTGGTTAGAAAAACACAAAAGGTTATCCCCGCCGGTCCACGCCAAGGCCAGACCGTCGAGAAAAAAGAAGACACTACCATGAGCAAAGCTGTGGCTCGCATGGCTAAGTCTGGTAAGATTAGTAAAGATCTGCTACGATGGTGGCAGAATACTCAGGGCACATACACTCGCGACGGCAACCAAAAAACAATCGAGAGCACGTTTGAGGGCAATGACGGCTCACAGTATTCAATCGTTCTATCCCGACATCCGATTGATGTATTACGCATGTCCGACATTAGTAACATTCGCTCTTGCCATTCTGAGCACAGCGAGTACTTTCATTGTGCTGTCGCAGAAGCCAAGGGCCATGGCCCAATTGCTTATCTTGTAGAAACCGAATCATTAGAAAACCACTTGATGGATAAACCAGCCGATGGTTCGCCGTCTGAAATGCTAGATGCTGCATGGCTTGGTTTAGATCGCGATGCCTACCGCGAAAAAATGGCTAAAGAATTTGATCTAGAATCTCCAGCAGGTAGATGGGTATATCTTGAAACTTGGGCCTCATCGAGAGCAGGCTCTTCGTGGCTGAAGAACATAGAAGGAAGAATTGAGATGGCATCAGTGCCTGAAAAGTTCAGAAACCAATCCTTTACTGCCATGGCTAGGCAGCTTGATATTCCCCTAGAGTCACTAATCGAGTATTACGGAGTATGGACAGAGGGCGGCAATGCCCTGTTCAATTATCCACAAGATAAACTAGAAGGATATGAAGAGGCGAGAAAGGCAGTTTATGAGAGAGAACCGGCGCCAAATGATCTCAAGCCCCTATCAGACTTCGATGATCAAGAACTGTTTCGCGACAGGGACAGATCAATACAGGGAATCGGAGCCAAGGCTCGTCTTCGCCTTCGTAAGTTTGAAGAACCAATGCGCTTCGGAACATTCGCAGTTCCCGAGAACCGACTGTATGGCATTCATGTACCGGGCTTCAAGTCGGCAGTCATGAAGTGGGCCGTAGAGGGTCAACGTGAGCAATTCTTAGATGATGACGGAGAAGTCTCCTATCCAAGATTTGAAGACCTCACCCGCCGCGGCGGCTCATATGGAGACAACCGGGATGGAGAGATCCTAAACAATTTTCTGGAGGTGATGTCCAATGCTGGCGACGATTGGGAACGCCCATATGGTAATTACGATACAGATAGAGAGGACGATGACGAAGAAAACGAGATGGAGGCGATGTTTGAACAATACGAAGAACGAGTCAGCGAGTTAAACGATCATGCATCGAACACCCTAGAGCATGCCAGTTGCCATGCTGAAGTCGAAGACACAGGCGACGGCCAACCTTACGTTTATGCATCGGCTGATATTTCATATAGAATTCCTCTTCCGTGGCACGCCTTTGCCGAGGACGCCGATGGTGATTATATACACGTAGGAGAAGACGGCAACCCAGTGGACGAAGAAGCATTTATCCCAAAATCATGGGGTGGAGACTGGCAACGCCGCAACGCCTTCGAAAGTGCGTTGACAGATATGCTGGACTATTACTCAGAAGAAACTGAATGGGAAGTCTTGACCCACAACGAACGTGTTTACTTGGATGTCCGACATATGTTCCGCATGGAAGATGGAACCGAGCCGGATGATTACGATAGCTTTATTGATTATATAGAAAGCGACATAGATCGCAACTATCGTGAGAATATAGAGAAGATTCGCAAGAGCCTAGTCGAGTCAGAGTACATCGGCCCCAACGACTGGGACAACCTTCAAGATGATATGTCCGAAATGGAAGAGAGTCTTAAGAACTGGACAGTCATTGGAATTGGCGACGACGATGGTGAAGTTATCTTTAGTCTCAAGCCGGAGGGCACAGGCAGATATCACATGAGGACGGGCATTCGCTGGCCTTATCCTGCTAGTTCACCTTTATCAAGCACCGCAACAATGAAGGGCTTATTCGGCGGAGAAAGCAAGACATTCGGAATAGAACGATACCTAAGCTTCAGTGGCGGTTCATCCGGCACAGTTCAGGCGAAGGGTGGGATTTTATTCCAAAGAGCCTTCAGGGGGCTACAGGACGCCGCGAATGAGTATGCAAAGCGACAGATGGCCCTGCCCTTTGGTTCAGAGTATGAAGAGAAGTACGAACCGATTGCAATGGGTAAAAATGTAGAGCTAGGAATGGTGCTAGCCGATCCCAAAAGCGGGGAAGACCCCAACAATCCCGACGCATTAGAGATAGGGTTCATCATGAAAGTGAGAGTTTACTCTGAGGATCGAAGTGACGAGATTGAAGCCGCATTTAATTTTGTAAAGTATATCGATTCAAATATGGACGCTCTCAAGCAAGCTGTCATCAATGCTTTTTCCGATGAGGTTCTGGCTTGGGAAGATCAAATCAAGGCCGACCACCGAGCAATGTCCGATGGCACTTCCATGCGGCGGCACGCTAAGATGCTTAGATTACAGTGGGACGAAGCGGCCGACAACGGCAACCTCACTGGCGAGGCAATTATGATCCTTGTCATGTGGACAGAGCAGAACTTTGAGAAGATGGAGACTACTGCAGAGAGGTGGGTTGCAACAGATATACTTCGTCTTCATCTAGACGGTCCCCGAGGTACCATCTGGGATCCCACAGTAGACTTGCCTGTGAACTGGGTGCACAAAGTGAAGGGCAAGATGGTAAATCTTGGAGCAACCTTCAATCAAAAGGAATCATACAAAGCTGATTACTTGTCGGGTAATCCCGCACCAGAAGTATACTCGCAAGAGGGTGACGACGAACCAACACTACAGGGTACGCTAGGTGAACCCCAGCCAGCACAGGAGGCCAAGTTGAAAGAAGAGATCTATAAGAGGCTTCAAAAGAAGATCCTGAAGAAAAAAGTAAAGATTCATCTCACGGAAAAGATTACAGAGAAGAAGAGGTTGCAGAAAGAAAAGGTTCGTGACCTAGTAAAAAGTAAACTTTCTGCTCAGGGGCTGACCGAAGCCGATCTGGGATATACACAGCGTACTTACAAGATCAATTTTCGAATTGCTATGGCTAAAGAGCACGGCGGCAAACGAGAAGAAACTGAAAATGAGATGCGCGCAGTACCCGGCGTTGGAACTGTTAAAATCATTCAAGGCTCAACCAGACAAGACGGTGGCAACTATTATGCAGACGTTTTGATTAAGTTCCATCTACTTGGAAAGCGATCTGTGGTTCAGTATGTCCGAATGGAACTCTTACCTGCGCTCCGATCCATCGAGGGATTGTCTGTGCTTAGAATGGATAGGTACGAAGAAATTACAACCATGCGCGAGTGGGCAGATGCATATGCTAACGCTGGAGCATCACCACAGCAAGGATCGGGAACCGCTAGCCGGGCTACACCGACGCCCACAATCGATGCAATCGCTCAAGATTGGATGAACGTGGGAGCCAGTGGTACAGCAAATATCCATGCTAGTAGTCTGGCTCACTCAGTAGCAGAGGTTACTATGATACCTGTCGGTGAACTGATGAGATACCTAGGTACAAACTACTTTAGTGCGACAACCGTAGAGTTCGAATCACTTAAACAGCAGATTATGAATAACGGAGTCCCCCACCCAGTACAAATCATTATAGGCAAAAATGGAACAATAAAAGTTTCTGATGGCGACGATATTGTCCTTGCGGCGAAGGACATCGGACTCAAAGAGATTCCTGTTACCTTTAATTTAGTACTCCAAATTTAAAGTTTTTTTAAGATCCCTCCGCTAAAAGCTGTTTGGCCTCATAGTTAAAATATAGGGTGAACAGTTTTTTACTTCTGTGGTGTGAAGGGGGGACTCATTATGAAAATGCTGAAATATGCTATGCGCGCAGTATTGCTACTTGCTGTAGTTGCGCTGCTGGCGCCAAACACGGTTAATGTTGATAATAAAGCTATAACAGGGCTTGCGGACGTACATTTAGATACAGCCAGCGAGGTACTTGATATTCCTGAGACAGAGAGCGAATATTATCAAGTTAGTGGTGGTGATACGTTACAGTACGTGTCAACAAGAGACAATGCGAGGAAGGCGGCAGTCAAAGTTTTGACTCCGGATGGCCGCGGCAGCGGCACATACTTTAAAGTGGGAAGATACTATATTGTTATTACTGCACAACATGTAGTGGGTGACGCTCCGTTCGTTCTCATCGAAGGAAGAAACGGAGAGATTGTTTATGGTCAACCGATTCTGCAAGGAACGAATACTGACGTAGCAGTTGTGCTGGTACCCCAGATTAATAGCAGAAAAGCTTTGAGGTACAAGCCTCTTCGACAACCAAAAAATGTAGAGAGATTGGTGGGTACTGACGTTACTTATACCGGCTTTCCCGCTAGTCATGATCTGATGACCATCGATGGTAAAGTCGCTGGCTATGAAAATGACCATGTTATGATCCATTCGTATGGCTGGCCCGGTTCTAGCGGCTCGGGTGTTTTTGATATGCGTGGCCGTATGATTGGTGTTGTTAGTGCTGTTGATGTTGGAAGGTGGCACTGGCAGCTTCCGCCACAACTGGTGGAAGATGTAGTATGGGTTGCCCCTATTTGGAGCATACAAGAAAAAGACATACAAGCATACTTGAAGTCGAGAGGTGAATGATGCATGAAAAATTTACTAAAAATTCTAGTTCTAGCCGCATCAACACTGATCGGCGGGTGCTCTGACTATACAATCTATTCGGCAAAAACCAACACAGAAACGGAAACCGTGTATGTCGAAGTACCAGTTTACATTTATGAAGAGATCCCCGGCGATACAGAATACGGTGAGATTTGGGTAGATCACTTCACTCAGCCTCTCAGTGTGGATGGGGTTGATATCCTGTGGATCATCGACACCTCTGGTTCAATGAATCGCTACGATCCGCAACTAATAGCAGGCATTGAAGCTATGATGCTTGCGCTCCCGCCATCCGGC